CAAATCTGGACCACTCAGAAGAGGCTTCCCTGGAAACAACTTACTTCTTTCAAGCGGTGGGAGTGCCAACCTCAATAACTCGTATCCTGGGGACTTCCTCGCCAGGTCCACTCTCTTGTCCACTTCTTTTGAACCAGCGGTCGTCGTGACCTCGGCACGACGCGAAAAGCTGTATTGCTAGTTCCTCATCCTCTTGTGCGGCATTAAGCACCCACTCAGGTGGGTTTCTAAGCTGCATTGTTAGAGTCCCCAGTGCTATAGCGTGTATCTGAGTATTCGCTGGCAATAGGTTCCAGGGTCTGCCTGCTATATCCGCAGCAATTCTGGATGCCTTGAAGCGTTCATCCCCATTCATGATCCTAGAAGTTAGCACAGCTTCCTTTACAGAGCCCCCTGCCTCATACAGTAAGGAAAACTGTATTTCCCTGGGGGTTAGCTTAGGCTGTGGGGCTTCATCGACCACAACCTCTTCTTTAGGATTATCTGCTTCTTGTGCTAACTTTCTTAGGTCCATGATACCTCTCTAATTAGGGTGTTGGACCAGCCTCGTCGTGTAGTTTTCGAGCCTGGTATGTTACACTACCAGTCATAACACCACTACGGTCTACCCGCCAAGACCTACTTTCGCTTTTTGCGCCTACAATGGTCCAGCGAACAGCATCCGAGATGTCATCAAACACCTCGAAAGTAAGCTCTTCAAACTGGATAACCACCTCGGTACCGCCGCGAGGAAAGATACCTTGCTCTTGCACAGAGTTGTCAAGCATACGAACGTAATCACACGTAAAAGATACAGTCCTACCTACAGGTTCAATCTCAGTAGAATCAATGTCCCCGAGAACATCGATCCTCTGAAGCTGAATACTTTCCTGTCCGCTTACGCCTGTAGCAAAACCAACCTGAACCTTACCCGCTGCCCCTTCAGCAAAAATCTTGGCGCGAGCACCTGCAAATGCGCGTGGCATAACTTACTCCTTATCCTGAGATTCGCACGACGTTCGCCGTGATCTTAATGAAGTTTAGCGGCTCAATCGCAGCTACCTCGTAACCAATGTCAAATCTGTCACCCTTGTCTTCGACAAGCACATTCTGGAAAGCCTTGATAATTCCGTCCTTAACCTGCTTGGCGAGGTTGGTCCGAACGGTGCTTTCAATTTTCGCCCTTGTACCTGCAACTGCGGGGTTGCCAATCTGACCTTCCAAACGTGCTCGTAAGGTACGTACTGATGTATTTACCGATTCATTAGCAGATACCTCGCTGTAAATCGGATTATCGTCAGTCATGTACGTGGTTACAGATCGCTCAATGCGCAAACCTAGATTGTCTAAACTAATTGCTAAGATACCCTTTTGGATAGCCTCATTGTTACTCAGAACAAGGTTCCACTGGTCATGTTGTTCAACGCCTAAAATATCTGGTCGTTTTCGCGTCATCGGTGTTGCTACAGGTGAGCCTGCTTGCATACATGCTACCATTAGTGCAAGGAACTTAGGATCGAGAGTTTTACTCGTACCATCTGGCATCAAATACTGGATTGACTGCCCGACAAGTGCGACGTGCCTGCTGTTCAATTTACTAGAGTAGTCACTGAAAAGGTTTGCCAAAGATGTCTTTGCAGGGGCACCTGCATATCCACATCGTTCACGTCCGTACAACTGGGCTGCTTTGCAGTGCTTTAAAACCTCAAGGTGTATTGCCAGTGCGTCATCTAGTGCCGTGACAATCTGTACATCCTCAGACAAAAGCTCTTCGAGTGCAGCCGTGTACCCCGTCGTTATAGGGGCTGCATGTGTACCGCCGCCGAGTACAATACCTGAGACGGGGGTAGGTGCCTTTGTAGCACCGGATGCGCGGCTAGGTACGATAATCGCGGAGGACTCAAGCGCCTTAACAATTGCGTGCAAGTCTGCTCTGTACTCAACCCCGGCGACAATCAAAGTTGCAGATGCCTCGTCTAGTTCATCTGCGGGGATGCCACCAAGATTCGGTGCAATCTTTTCCATGTTGAACGTCGCAACAGCGTCCAAAGAGTCTACCATTTGAGATACAGAAGAAAAGTCAGCCGGATCTAAGGTCAATGTGTCAACGCTGAAGAATACCTGCCCACCGCCCGCAAGTGCTGCTACAGAAATCTGAGTAACTGAGGCGAAAAGGTTCGCTGTTAGTTTAGCCTCTTGTGGATTCTCAAGTTCCACAACTTCCGTTAGCGGACTTCCGTCTGCGGCAGTGCCTGTTACGGTAATTGCACGGTTTGCAGGCACCGCTGAGGATATCAAACGTACCTGTCTAGGCGAAGGTAACGCAAAAGAAACTGCGGTATCTGACTGTATATCAGCGTTGGCGGAAGGTGACGAGAAAGTCTCTGTTAACTTAACCTCGGTAGGGCTAACCGCAAGTGTTGCCGACCCTGCACCTGTGTACTTTGCTCGGAACAAAGCACCGCTTTCTACCGCCACAAACTCTTCTACTAAACCGTTGTATCGGACGTTGATGTCGAAAGCAGTACCGTTGGCGTTTTGGTTAATGTCCATAGACACCTTATTGCCTGCCTTGCCGTGTAGCTTTGACTTACATACCAGGCTCACGTCACCGTCCTCGTCCAAGAACGTATGCTGCGCTTGATTTACTGCCGCAGCATTTACGACAAACAATTGAGACGCGCCGCCTCCGATCCTCTCATCTGTGGAAGGAGAAAACGCAATCTTTGCTAGGAGTTGCATATCCAAGTCCCCTAGAAAGTAATCGCTCATCGCCCTAGCAGAAGAGAAAGCCATAGGCTTGCCTTGCTCAAGCATTGGAAAATCACCGACAACTGCAACATTGCCTGTACTAATACCTTGTTGTCCTAGTGCCGAAGCGTCGATCACTGCATAGACGCCAGGGCGAAACGTGCGGACCCCATTAAAACTAATTGACGATGGCATCGTATCCACCCCTTTCTTGTCTACAATGTAAGATAATATACGTCATTGTGTGTTAATCTGCCAGATCTACTTTTCCGTCTGCTGTAGACCCTTTTTGTATAGTAACTCCAACTATTTCCGTAGCGTCATTGATACCTATACTCCAAGTGATACTTTGTGCCGAGGTAAGCTCTGGCACTGAAGCATGACTTAAAGCCTCGTATCTTTGACGACGGACATAAATCCCCAACTCTTCAGCCAACAAATTGGTGTCAGGGGCAAGATCCGCAGCGTCTAGGTACTTAACGTCGTCATAGTACTCTAAGAACTTCTTGTTCAATCTTGTCGCTGTAGCCCTGCACACAATATGCAAACATCTAGTAATCTCTGGATGCTTAGACAGGATAGTGACCGAAACCCTCTGTGTCAGCAGGATCTTTTCGACCTCTCTACCGTCGTCTAACGCATACGAAAATCTACCCAAGGGGTGAGATGGCGCATCTCTACTCTCTGCCTCTAACTGTACAGCAATCACAGGAAAGTCATCTGTACCTGGGCTGAAAGCAGCTTTTATTGTCGGTCTGTTCGACTGTAACTTCTGGAACCAAGTATCCAACAGACTATCACTTACGCCCTCAAACAAATCCTTGAACGCAGTATCTGAGCTTAAGTACTCATTAACTCCCGACTGCATACCTTGAAGCAGATGTAAATCAAATAATCCTGCCATCAGATTATCCCCGCTTCTTTAAGTATGTCAGGCAACGCAGGCACCACATACCTTCTGGCAATGTCCCTAGGGGCTACCCCTTTAGACACCCAAGATAGACTGCCTGGTTTTCTTTTATCAGAGACAGTTCTAAAAATCGTATACGTATTAGACGAATCTCCTGGGGAGTTACTGTTTTTAGCCGTAGAAAACACCATTCTAGCTGCTGCGGTAGTTGCATGGTGGGGTTTTAACTTAGAGCTAAGGCGTGGATGTAACGCTGTACCCCAAGATGTTCTACCTTCTGGAGGTCGTGTTGTTGCTATAGGTTTTCCATTAGCAGAACTATAAAAAGCCTTATCTATATCCCCGCTAGTTACTCTGGCTGAAGCCGCTGCCTTACTCATCTTAAAAGCAACGATACGTTGCATTCCAAATGGTGTTTTGCTTTTAGGTATATTTTTAAGTTTTTGCCCGTGAGTGCGCATGTCATAAGGACCGCCATAAGACCCGATACCCTTACCGCCGTACCCAAACTCTACCATACTAGCTAAAAACCCGATGTGGGTATCGTTGTCTTCAGGCAAAGAAACTGCCACCATGTTCTCAGGTGTCTGCTCTGTTGCTATAGCTGCTAAGTATGCACCCAATGTTGTATTGAGCCTTTTGCTTGCTTCCTGTCGCCATCTGTACAGAATCAAGGCTGTAACTACTTTTTTCCTTACGTCCTTCTGTTTAACCGAAGACCCGTATATCTTTTCCCTAAGATTCTCTAATCTTGAATACGACACGTTAAATACCCCTATCCGAATTTAAGAACTCTAATTTAGCGTTACACTGAATAGGTAACGGCTTAAAATTCTCATGGGGGGACTTTCTTTTAGTGAACGTATCTCTAAAAGCATGAGGGTGATCAACCACTACGAATCTAGGATGTGCGTAGTAGCTGACAGAATACTGAGTACCTGAGCTAGGAGCGGTGCCCAGGTTGTCGCCTAACGTAAAATCAATATCGCCTTCAGGCGTTACTATAAAATCTATGTTCTCTGTAAGATTGCCTTGGTCGGAACAAGTGCCATCTGCGTTTGCGGTGTGTAAATTTAGTACACCTACGTCTATAGGTCCCGTGCTCAAATCTAAAGAACGAGAGACAAATGGGAATCTAGGTGACTCAAATGGGGTAATCGACCTGACCTTAGACTCTCTAAACAGAAGCACCGAATCTGACATTGTGAATCGGTCCCCATACGCAGGGAGGTGTTCGGG